CATTAATAAAATATTGAGGTGAAAATGATTGATTATAATAATCGTACAATGCTCGTTGATGGAGACATCATTGCATTTATGAGTTCTGTCCAAATGGAAGAACCTATTAAATGGGATGATGACACATGGACTCTTCATGCAAGCGAAAGCAAAAGTATTGATAAACTCTGCGATACGATAGAGTATTACAGACAAATATTATTTTGTAAAAATGTAGTCATTGCTCTTTCTAGCAAGACTAACTTTAGGAAGAAAATTTATTCGTTATATAAATTTAATAGAAAAGGTATGCGTAAACCTTTAACTTATGTTCCTTGTCTAGATTATATGCGTGAGAATTTTAATACTTACGAAATGCCTTATCTAGAAGGCGATGATGTTCTTGGAATATTAGCAACGTCAGATATGATTAAAGGGGAAAAAGTTATCTTAACTAAAGATAAAGATTTAAAAACTATTCCTTCTACAATCTGGTTTATGCAAGGTGATGATTACACTGAAGTTTCTGAAGATGAAGCAAACTTAAATCATATGATACAAGCTTTGCAAGGAGACGCTACAGATGGAATTAGTGGATGTCCTAGTATTGGAATTAAAACAGCTACAAGATTATTAGAGCCAGTTAAGGATAGTCCAAAGAAAATGTGGGAAGTAGTTCTCAATCAATACAAAAAACAAAATCTAGATAGCAAGTATGCTTTGCTGATGGCAAGACTTACTCGAATATGTCGTGCTTCAGATTATAACTTTGAAAGGAAAAGACCAATACTATGGAAGCCAACAACAATTTAACAAAAGATTTTTTAGAAGAAGCACTTAATATAACTGCTGGAAGTCGTCATAAAATTTATGGTGATAAAATAAAGAATCATTGCAACATAGCTTCCTTATGGAGTGCTTATCTTGGAAGAGAAATAACAGCAAGAGATGTCGCTTTAATGATGACACTATTAAAAATAGCACGAACTAAAATAGGTTCACATAATGCAGATTGTTATGTGGATGGTGCTGGTTACATGGCAATCGCTGGGGAAATCGCTGATGATAATTCTGATGACGAACTTCCTAAACAGTTAGAATTGAACCTTTAACCGACACCATAAAGACAATGACTCAAAACAATAAAGACTTAAAACCCATTCCTCCTTTCGATAAGTCTTTATTGGAGTCATTGGATGAACGATTTCCAGAGCAATGTGCCGAGGTAAATCAAACAATAAATGAAATAATGTTTAAAGCTGGTCAACGAAGCGTAATACGTTTCTTAATGGAGGAATTTAAACAACAACAAGAAGGTAAATAATATGTGTTTTGGTGGTGGTGGAGGTCAGCAAGAAGAAAAAACTGACACAACAACTCAACAAACAACTGGAAGTCCTGCTGTAACAAATGAGCAAACTTCTCCTGCAACAGCAGAGGAAGATAGCACAATGAACGCAGACACAACGATTAACTCGAAGAGAAAAGGAAAGAAAGCTCTAGTAATTCCTTTAGCTACTGGTTCATCTGGGGTTCAAACTCCTTAAGTTTTAAATGCAGTATGAAAATGAGAATACTGCTCACAGTCGGTATTCAGCTTGTCAGTTAGACAGAAACCTATTTTTAGATAGAGCAAGGGAAAGTTCAGAATTAACTATTCCTACCTTAATTCCACCAGATGGAAACAACAACACAACAGATTACCCAACGCCTTATAATTCTATCGGTGCAAGAGCAGTTAATAATCTTGCATCTAAATTACTAATAGCTTTAATTCCTCCTAACGCTCCCTTCTTTCGTTTAAAAATAGATGACTTCGTTTTAAAAGAAATGGAGGGAGATGAAAACTTACGAACTGAATTAGAAAAAGGTTTGTCACAAGTTGAAAAAGCAGTGATGACAAACATTGAAACTGGTGCAGATAGAGTAGCAATCTTTGAAGCCTTAAAACATTTAATCGTGGGTGGAAACTGTTTACTGTATGTAGCAGAAGAAGGTGTTAGAGTTTTTTCATTAGAGAGATATGTAGTGAAACGTGACCCTATGGGTAATGTTTTAGAAATTATTACTAAAGAAAGTTTAGCATACAATACATTATCTTTAGAAGTTCAAGAACTGATACAAGAAGAATATAAGTCTGATGATAAAAATTGTGATTTATATACACACGTTAAAAGAGAAAAAGATAAGTTCTATGTTTATCAAGAAATTCATGGACAAGTTATTCCTAAATCACAGGGTGTATTTGCTTTAGACAAATCACCATTCATTCCTTTACGTTGGAATAGAATAGACTCTGAAAATTATGGTAGAGGATTTGTTGAAGAATACATTGGTGACTTAAAAAGTTTAGAAGCTTTAACTAGAGCAATCGTTGAAGGTTCAGCTAGTGCTTCTAAAATGTTATTTATGGTTAGTCCAAATGGTACAACCAGAGCACACAAATTAGCAAACTCTAGAAATGGAGCAATCATTGAAGGAAGTGCAAATGATGTAACTGTTCTCCAAGCAAATAAATTTCAAGACTTTAGGGTAGCTCAAGAAACTATAGGAAAAATTGAACAACGATTACAAATGGCTTTTATGCTCAATGCGTCTGTAACAAGACAAGCAGAAAGAGTAACAGCTTCTGAAATAAATTTCTTAGCTAGAGAATTAGAAGACTCACTAGGTGGGGTGTATTCTATTTTATCTCAAGAATTTCAATTACCATTTATTGCTAGAAAAATTGCAATGATGGAAAAGAAAAAGAAGTTACCAAAAATACAAAAAGGATTAATCTTTCCATCTATTGTTACTGGACTCGAAGCACTCGGAAGAGGTAACGATAAAAATAAACTAATTTCTTTCCTAACAACTTTAGGAAATGTGTTGGGTGGAGAAACAATTATGAAGTATGTAAATGTTTCTGACGCCATTACACGACTCGCTACTGCTGAAGGTATAGACCCAGATGGTCTTATTAAAAGCGATGAGGAAATGCAAGCTGAACTACAGCAACAACAATTACAGCAAGTCGCTCAAAACGTAGACCCACAACAAGTACAGCAAATGGTCGGTCAAGTTCAAGAGCAAATGCAACAACAATAAGAGGTAAATAATTATGGTAGAAGAAGTAACTATCAAGGACTCACAACTTACTGATTTAGGTCAACAGGGGATGGAAGCTCCAGCTCCTGCAACTAATGAAGAGAAACCAAGTTGGCTTCCAGAAAAATTTAATAACGCTGAAGAATTAGCTAAAGCGTATGGTGAATTAGAAAAAGCTTATTCATCAAAAGAAGAACCACAACAAGAAACACCACAACAAACTAAAGAAAATGTTGAAAAACAAACTGGTCTAAACCTAGACCCTTTTTATAAAGAGTTTGCTGATAGTGGAAACTTAACTCAAGAGTCTTATGATAAATTAAGTCAAGCTGGGTTAAGTAAAGAATTGGTAGACAGTTATATTGAAGGTCAGCAAGCAGTCGCTGATTTATCAGTGAGTTCAGTTTACAATTCTGTTGGTGGTGAAGAAAGTTATAATCAGATAGTTGGATGGGCAACTGAAAATTTATCTGACACAGAAATAAAAACATTTAACAATACCATTGAAAATGGAACGCCTGATGAAGCTAAATTTTTAATTAAATCTTTAGAGTCTAGGTATCAATTAGCTAATGGTGTTGAACCAAACTTAGTTCAAGGTAACAGACCTTCAATAGCTTCAGACACGTTTAGGTCTTCTGCTCAAGTATTAGAAGCAATGAATGACCCACGTTATGAAAGTGACCCTGCATTTAGAGATGATGTTGCAAGGCGAATTAAAAACTCAAACGTATTATAGGAGAAACATATGTCCGATATAAAATTATTTTGGTCTAACCTAAAAATGAAATGGAAAATTTTAGGTGTGGCAGTTGTAGTAATTATCGTAATGTTAGTTACTGGAGCAATTTAAGTGTTAGGAGTATTAGGTGCTGTAGCTCCTATGGTAAAAACTTTATTTAGTACCATAGATAAAACTATAGATAATAAAGCTGAAGCAGAAAAAATTAAACAAAACATTCAGCAACAATTATTATCTGGTCAATTAAAAGAGTTAGAAGCTCAAGCAAAAATAATTACAGCAGAAGCTAAAGGTGGATGGTTACAAAGAAACTGGAGACCTTTATTAATGCTTACTTTTGCAGGATTAGTTGTAGCTCATTGGTTTGGTTTTACAGCACCAAATATTCCAGAGTCAGTTCAAAACTCATTACTTAATATTGTTTTAGTTGGTGTGGGTGGATACATCGCAGGAAGAAGTGGTGAAAAAATAATGGATAAATACAAGGAGAAAAAATAAATGTCATTAGTTGCTAACATTAGAAAAAGACAAAAATTAGGAATAAGTAGAAGCAAAAAGAAATCTACAATTTCTAAAGAAGCTTACGCTCAAATGAAAAATAATTGGAAAAAGAAAAAAGCATAAATCACCATCTCTCATAAGAGAGGTGATAGTTACTAGGACACAAACAAGAATTGCCTTTTGCGAAAGATAACTTTTCTATGAGTGCAAATTGTAACGAATAAACATTTACTTAAAGGAGTAAACATATGGCAAACGCTACGCCAAGTTTTCTCGGTAAAGCGAATAATTCTGGAGATGACTTAGCTCTCTTTTTAAAATTATTTTCAGGTGAGACTCTTGCCAGCTTTTCGAGACAAAATAAAATGCTCCCAATGACAACTGTTCGTACAATAAAAAATGGTAAGTCAGCATCTTTTCCGATTATCGGTCAAGCAAGTGCTGAGTATCATGTTGCAGGAGCAGAAATTGATGGGAACGTAATTAACCATGCAGAAAAGGTTATCACTATTGACGATTTATTGATAGCCCATAGCTTCGTTTCAGAAATTGACGAGCTACGAAACCACTATGATATAAGACAGATTTACGCTAACGAGCTTGGAGAAGCTTTAGCAAGAACTGTTGATAATCACTTACTACAACTAGCAGTATTAGGAGCTCGTTCTTCGACTATTGTTACTGGTGGTGACGCTGGTACTGTAATAACTGACGCAGACGCACACACAAACGCAACGTCTCTGATTTCATCTATCTTTGAAGGTGCACAAGCACTTGATGAGCATAATGTTCCAGAGAACGATAGGTTCTGTGTTGTTAACCCAGATATCTATTATCAATTAGTCAACAATGACAAAATTCTTAATAGAGACTTTGGTGGTGACAATGGTACGTATAGTGATGGTAAGGTATTAAAGGTTGCAGGAATTAACATTGTTAAATCCAATGCGACTGCTACTGCTTTCACTGACTTATCTTCAGCGTCTACAACAGGCTTGAACAATACTTATACAGCCAATTTCTCGACTACTAAAGCTGTTATCTTCCAGAAACAAGGAATTGGTTCTGTGAAATTAATGGACTTAAGTATGCAAACGGAATTTGATATTCGTAGGCAGGGAACATTAATGGTTGCAAAAATGGCAATAGGCTCTGGTTTCTTAAGACCAGAAGCTTGTGTCGAAATCAAAATATCATAATTAATTTTATGACAAATTATGGGGAGCTTAGTCTCCCCATTTTAATTTAACATGGCTCAAACAAATACAACTGAACTTGAAGCAGTAAATACTTTATTACATAGTATAGGTGAAGCTCCAGTAAACTCATTATTAAGTTTACCAATAGATGGAACGCAAGCACATAATACATTGAATGAAGTATCGAGAGAAGTTCAAGCGTCCTCATGGCACTTTAACAGACTTTATGATTATACTTTAAGTTTAGATACAGATTCTAAAATTCCTTTAGCAGAAAATATTATGCGAGTGGATTTAGATAATACAAAATATTCTCAATTAACTTATAATGTTATTAAGCGAGGTGGTTTCTTATTTAATAAAGTTGGAAACACTTTTGTTTTTGATAAAGCATTAGACTCTCAAGTAACTATCTTCTTACCTTTTACTGACCTTCCAGAAAATGCAAGACGCTATATTGTTTTGCGTGCTTCTAGAATGTTTCAAGATAGAACTTTAGGAGCTGGTTCACTTCACAAATATCAACGAGACGATGAATTAAATGCTTTGGCAGTTTTAAAACAAGAAGAGATGGATACAGCAGACCATAGTATTTTTGATAACTATGATACGTGGAGTATTATTAACAGAGGTAATGTCATTAAATAACAATGACTTTAATAAATCATGCCATACCAAATTTAATTAATGGTGTCAGTCAGCAACCAGAAACATTACGTCTAGGTTCTCAAGCTGAAAACCAAGAGAATGGATTTTCTTCTGTTGTTGAAGGTTTAAAAAAAAGACCTCCAAGTAATTTTATAAAAAAGATTTCTAGTTCAACTTTATCAAATCCTTTTATTCATACAATTAATAGGGATACGAGTGAACGATACATTGTTTCAATAACACAAAATAGTATTCAAGTTCATACTGTTGATGGAGTTGCTAAAACTGTTGTTGATGGTGGAGCAAGTGGAACACTTAATGGTTACTTAAATGAAGCAGATTGTAAAGCTAACTTAGAAGCAGTTACTGTCGCTGATTTTACTTTTATAGTTAATAAAAATAAAACTGTTGCTAAGAGTGGAAGTGCTTCTGCAAGCAGACCCTTTGAAGCTATCTATACAATTCAACAAGGTGTCTCTAATACAAAATACGATTTAATTATTAATGGAACTACTTATAGTTATACGACTGACGCAACTGCATCTAATTATCAAACTCAACATATAGCCACACAAATATTTAATCAGATAAGTGGACTGTCTGGTTTTACAGTTACAAATCTTGGTTCTGATTTATATATTTCAAAAGCTAGTGATTGGACAGGAAGTGCTGTTGATGGTTATGGAAATCAAGCGTCTCAATTAGTTAAAGGTACGACAAATAAATTTAGTAACCTTCCAGTAAAAGCAGTTAATGGAATGGTAGTTGAAATTACTGGTGACGTTAATAATAATTTTGATAACTATTATGTAGTGTTTGAGTCTGATGGTAATACTGATGAAGGACTATGGCGTGAAACAGTTAAGCCTGCTTTAGATAATGCTTTAGACTCATCTACAATGCCACATCTTCTTATTAGAACAGCAGATGGTAATTTTAGATTTACTCCTGCTAATGGTACTTCTTATACAATTAGTGGAACGTCATATGATGTTCAGCAGTGGGGTGAAAGAGTTGCAGGAGATGAGGACACAGCAACTGACCCTTCCTTTGTTGGTAAGAAAATAAATGACATTTTATTTTTTAGAAATAGATTAGGTTTTATCTCTAATGAAGAAATAAACTTATCACGTTCAGCAGAGTTTTTTAAATTCTATCCAGAAACAGTTACAACTATATTAGATACTGACCCAATAGATTTAAGTGTGTCTCACACAAAAGTTTCAATTCTTCGTCACGCAATTCCTTTTAATGAAGAATTATTAATGTTCAGTGACCAGTCACAATTTATTTTAAAAGGAGCAAACACTTTAACACCAGAAAATGTTAATGTGAATGTGACTACAGAGTATGAAGCATCACTAACGACAAAACCAGTTGGTAGTGGACGAAGTGTTTATTTTACTTTTAAAAAAGGTGATTACACTGGAGTTAGAGAATTTTTTACAAACATTGATGGTGAAGTTAATGAAGCTAATGATGTTACAGGTGCAGTACCTAAGTATATTCCTAAAAATGTTTTTAAAATGGCGATTGCTACTAATGAAAATATATTAGCAGTTCTATCGTCTGACAATCAAAACTGTTTATATTTATATCAATGGTATGAAAGCAATAACCAAAAGGTTCAACAAGCTTGGCACAAATGGAGTTTAGGAGCTTCAGCTAATACAACTATTCTTAATATAGATTTTATTGAAACAACTTTATATGCGTTAGTTCAACGAACTGATGGAGTGCATATTGTTTCTTTTGAAACAGCACCAGCTTCTGTTGACACAGGTGCTACATATTTAACACATTTAGATATGAAGATTAATGAAAGTACAACAGGTGTCTCTAAATCTTATAATTCTGGAACAAACCAAACTACCATAACTATTCCTTATGCTCGTTATAATGATATGCAAATGGTAACTCGTTTAGTTTCTGGAAGTTCAGTCGTTGCAGGACAAATTATTACTATAGTTAGTCAATCTGGTACAAGTATTGTTGTTGCTGGTGATTACACATCCTCAAAGTTTTTTATAGGAGAAAAATATACATTTACGTATGAGTTCTCTC